TATTATTATTATTATCTTTACGTTCTTCTGCTGTCATACAAAATAATTTTGTGTTCTCAGAACTAATAATTTCTTTAATTGTTTCTAATACATCATTATATTCTAAATCTGATTTTACTTTAGCATCTTTATTAATATGTGCATTGATAATACGGAATAAATTTACTGGTAACATAAATACATCTTGAATAGTATTATAATTTAATCTTGCTTTCATACATATTAATCTTACATCATCTCGATACTTAATTAATTTCTTACCATATTCTTCATTTAATTTCTCTGTTAGTGCTAATTCTTTTTTATTCTTGATTAATTTCTTAAGCTCATCTTTACTCAATGTTAATGCATCCATAATTTTTGCATCATTCATATTAATAATATTAATCTTTACTGCTTTTTGTTTAATCTGGTCTAAGTTAGATCCACCATAAAAGTATTGAATAATTTGATTATTTGAATTTCTCACGATACCATCATAATAGACCATTACATCTTCCATTCCTTTGATGAACTTACGCTGAATATATCCTGTATCTGCAGTATCAACAACATGTAATCCATTAGCTAATCCAAAATTTAATGTACTTGGTACAGTTAAATCATATACTTTAGGATATTTCTTAACATCAATAATATTGATTTCCGTAATCTCATCTAATACTACATCTTTTTGGAATCCAAAGTTTCTATGAACTTTAGTTGCTTCCATTTGTTTAATTGCAACATTTTTCTTTTCATCCATTAATGGAATTACTTCTGCAAATTTAGAAGCCCATTGTGCACGAATAGATAATGCATATGTTGGTAATATATGTACAGTTCCAATATTATTAGATTTTAATTGACGCATTGATACTTTACCAAAAATTCCAAGTCTTGTACATAACATACTTATTCCATCAATTAATTTTGAAGAGGCTGATCCTACCTCAATAGAATTATTTGTAATTGTACCATCACCAGAAATGTAACCATTAATAATTCCAATAATAAATTCTTCTGGTGCAGAATACGCAAAGTCAGGGACAAATTTATTTTCTGCTCCATGTCCAACAATTCCATCTAAGAATTTAGCTAATATGGTAGAATATCCACGAATTGTAGATGATGTTCCTCCAATATTATTAATATGAGATTCATAATGCGATTTTAACCCCCAATTATCAAACCAATCTTTTACAAATGTTTGAATATTTGAACTATTATTTGTAATACCAATATATCCTGATTTTACATCTACATTTCCTTCTGCTAAGAATAAGCCAATAAATTTACCATTCATTTCATTAAGTTCAAATATATCTGGAATACGTGAATGTTCACGATTAGTTGTAAATGGATAAATATATCCTTTCATAATATTATCCATATTAGAACGCACTGTTGCACGTTGAAATCTTGCTTTACTATCATAAGGTAATGTAAATAATTTTCCATTATTAGATTCCCACCATCCTGATGGAATATGTTCACGGTTTTCCATTACATTTGCAACTGCATCATGTGCTTTAATAAAGTCTGTTCCATAAATATATTCTGATTTAGATAAATACATAGACATATCAATTTGTTTTGTAATTACAGGTGGTTTACCTAGTTTCATTGTTACTGGTACAAAATGTCCAGGTTTAACATCTGGGGTTGACATTCTTTCAAATTGTTTTGATGTATTATTATAAATAAGTAATGACTTACTTTCTGTTACAATTACTTTCTTACCTGATAATGTCTTAATTTCATATAATTCCTTACCAGGATCATGACGAGTAATAGCTGTAATTTCTCCCCATGTTACATTACCATCCGCATCAGCAGTTGGAATATAAATAGGATTATCTAATTGTAATAATTCCATTTCACGTTCTTCATAATGTTCAACTCTATCTTTATTAGAATCTAATTGCTTATCAATCCAATCTCCAATATTTACATATTTACTTACATTATTTTCATAAATTACAATTGGTGTATCACCTGTAACTGACTTAATAGCCGTATCAATTAATCCGTCACGATTCGCCATCTGCTGAAAGAAAAATTCTGTAGGTCTTAAACCTGTCACATATGAACTTGAAACAAATCCACGTGCTGCTGGAGTATCATCAAATTGATGGTAATGAGGAATAGTACGATTATTTACTTTCTTTGCAATACGTTTGTTGTTCATGTTAATTTGACCAACCAAACTAGAAATACTACCTAATTGTTCTACTTTACCTTTTGCACCAGAATCTAACATAACAAAGAAATTATTACTAGAATCTGTTGAATCTAATACTATCTTACCCATATCACCTGCATGTGCAGTTAACATAGTACCAATATTCTCTTCAAATATACTTTCATCTAATAATCCAGGATGATTCTCCTGTTCTGTAATTAAATGTTTTACTTCTACTATTAATTTATTTGTTTTTTCTCTAACTTTAGATAAAATACTATCATCTACAATACAATCTTTTAATCCTACAGTAAATCCTTTTAATTGTAACCATGATAAAATTACTTTTTGTAAGTTATCAATAAAATCACGTGTAATTTCTCCACCATATTGGTCATAAATAGTTCCAATAAATCCATTTGCATCATTTAATGTTTTTACTCCTACTTTACCTGAAATAAATTTACCATGTTCTACCTTGACTTTAGTAGAAAGATTAATATTTGGAATTAAATAACTCATTAATTCATACGTATCCATTTCTTTCTTTGGAACTTTAGTAATATCAATATTTTCAGTATTCATTAATGTTCTCATTACTCTATTCCATGTTAATGGTTGATTTGTTTCTGTAAATAAGTATGAACCTAATACACCATCTTGAACTAACTGAATAATTGGTTCAGTATTTCTTGGTGAAATAATTAAATTTGTTACATTTGCTAACATTGATAATTCTACTACCGATTGAATAGTTTGTGGTACAAATACATTCATTTCATCACCATCAAAATCAGCATTATAAGGTTTACATGCACTTGGATTCATTCTAAATGTTGTAAATTTATCGTTGAGTGATACTTTAACTTTATGACCCATCATACTTAATTTATGCAAACTAGGTTGACGATTAAATAATACATAATCTCCATCTACTAAATGACGTTCTACAATATCACCAAATTGAATCTTCATTGCACGTGTTCGATATCTAATATCATACGATACACCTTTGCGATTAATAATCTTAATAATACCTGGATATTTATCACGTCCATTCGCTACTAATTTACTTAAATATTCATAATTATCTGGTGTTACTACTTCAGGAAATGGAATACTCATTGCAATCTTTAATGGAATACCAACTTCATCAATACCAATAGTAGGATCAGATGTAATTACTGCACGACCTGAACCTTCTACACGTTTACCATTAAGATTTTGACGAATACGACCTGTCTTACCAGAAATACGTTCTGAAATAGATTTAGTTGGTCTACCACCTGTTTTCTGTTGTGATACAGGTAAGTTAATATCTTCATTATTATAATATGTCGCAATTTGATATTGTAATTGACGAATATAATCATCATTATATTTCATATCTTCACCAGTGGCCGCTTCTTTATCCAATAATTTTCTTACTTTAATATTATATTTAATAATATCTGCTAACTTGTGAGTTAATGTATCTTCAGCTACACCTGATGATAAGAAATCTTTCTTAGCAGGTGGACGAATTGCAATAGGTGGAACTGGAAAATTAATAATAATCATATCTTCTGGTCTTGCTTTAACCGTATCAAAACCCATAATCTGATAATCTAAATCTGATACATTCTTTAAAATATTATATACCGTTTTCGGTTTAAGAATTTCAATAACTCTCTTTTTACCAAGTGGATTACCACCTTCTTCTTCTGATACACCTGTTAATTCAGTTTCAGCTTGTAATAAAATACTTCCTGATGTATTACCAGTACTGATAATCTTTTTAGTAATAACAGGAACAGGAGAACCACATGAATAATCTGTTCGCTGACAATATTTAACACCTGATGTTAATTTCTTAATTTCTGCAAATCTTACTTTTCCATATTTATTACGAATAACTTGATTAATATCATCAATTGATTTATTAATTAATAATTTTGAACATCTAATACATATACATCCTAATATACTCTTAACAGTATTGATAAATCCCATATGCCATACTGGTTCAGCTAATTCAGTGTGACCAAAATGACCTTGACAATTTTTATATTCTAAACCACATGTAGCACATAACATAGTACTATCAGCAGTTCCTAATCTTGGATCGACTAAACCTCCTCGTTTAGGTTCTAACAAATCATACGTTTCAGCAATATTAATACCATATGTATCGTTTACAACGGCAGAAGCACGTTTGATTTCGTCATTACCATAAAGAGTAAATTCAATTCGATCAATATTTGAAATTTCGTCAAACCTTTCTGTCATATTTTATTTACAGATTGTTATTTTTAAATAAAATATTAAATAATTCAATTATCAATTTTATATTATTATCTTTATTTTCTTATATTACTTAAAAAGAAATCGATATTATTGATTAACAGAATAAAATGACTACTATTACAGTAAAGAAAACTAATAATTCATCAACAGAACCTATTCCTTCAGAAATTAGAAATTCTCCGTTATTTAATACACCATGGCATTTATGGTATCATCATGAATTAGATAATTGGAAAGTAGATGGTTATCGTAAAATTTTTACAATTAACTGCATTAGAGATTTTTGGGATTTACATAATAATATTGAATATATTGGTGGTATTAATAATCAAAATTTCTTTTTAATGCGTGATGGTGTTAATCCTATTTGGGAAGATCCCAAAAATAGAAATGGTGGATGTTGGTCTATTAAATTGATGGAAACACATCGTAATTCTACTATTTGGCAAAAACTTGCATTAAAAATGGTTTGTGAAAATATGTTTAAAGATCCTAAACATGATGAACTAGGAGTTATTACTGGTTTATCAATTAATTTAAGAAATGCTAATACAACAATTATTAAAATTTGGAATAGTGATACTAAATTTAATTCAAGTAAACTATTAAATGATGATATTACTAAAGATTTTGGATACAATATTATTTATAAAAAGAATAATGTAGAGTATTAGATTAAATTTTAATTATTAAAAAATTTAATTTATTTTTTGTTTTTCTTAATCTTCTTAGCATTTTTTGGTAATTTACTTGTAAATCCAGAAGCAGGTTTTTGTGTAGGTGGTACTGGATAAGAATTTAATGCTGAATTACTATCTAAATTTGACAATCCAGATTCAAATTGATTATTAAGATGATTGACCATATCAGGATATGGAGATGGTGTGTTATTTACTATTTGGGATGAAGTTATGCTAGGTGCCAAAGTAATATTTGGATTAGCACCTGGTATAGCACTATAAGTACTCATTTGATATAATTCTTGAAGTGTTGACGCAGGTGTATTTTGTATTATACCATGAAGTATATTTCTTCCTTCTTGTAAAACATCTGGATCTATGCCTCCTCCTGGTGTAAATACATGTCGTTCTAATGGTGAATAATCTGGTTCTACAGAACAATCAACATTATCACATTCAGGATTATGATTAGGGTCTGGAAGAGAACCAGATGCAGATACACCAGGTGTATTAAGTGAATTTTGAATAAGACCTATAGTTGCTGAACCTGTAGCACATGCTGCTATATTTTTTCCGTAATTTGGATTTGGATCACCTGGATTTGCCTTAGTAGCAGCAGAAGAATATGTCTGTTGTGATATTACACAACAACATTTAGGTACAATTGGATAAAATTGATGTGCATGTGCTGTTTTATAACAAATTGCTGATTGAGAAGGAGATAAAGTTGGATCATTACAGTCAGGTCCACTTGGAGATCCTAAATGCTCAATAACATTTCTAAAATGTTGCGTATTACTATTACAATTTTTTGATCCTGGACATGCACATGGTGTTGATGATGAACATGGTGCTAAAGCTTCACAAAAATTATCAACTATTGGTTTATATGAAGGAGTTTTTAATGTGTTAACTAATTCAATTAATTCACCTGAATCGGCTTCGGTTGTTGTTCCTGAACTACCTGCTGTTTTTGAATTATAAAAAAATGTATCATTTCTTACTACATAAAATTTAAATAAACCCATTTTTGCATAATCTAATATTGTCATACCACCTGCGCTACTATATCCTGGAAGTCCATACCCTTCTAAAAATACTTGATATCTTACATATGCAAGTGCAAAATATGTTAAAATTAAAACTACAATAATATATATTACAAACCCTGGTGTAGAACCAATAGTATATGAGTAAAATACATCTTTATCTATTAATTTCTTAACAATTGGAATAAATGCACTACAATCTACTGAACCACCTGACATAGTTTTATCATTTTCTAGATTCATATATATAAATCCAAGTACTAAGATTATTAAAACTAATATTGTAGTATTCCTATTAATTAAACTGTTTTTCATAAATTAATTTTTGAAAAAAACTATGCAAAAATGAATTTATTATATTTATATTAAAGATTTATATAGATACTTAAAAAGTAGCAGAAGGTGAACCTGAACTACATGGTGTATATCCTGGGGTATTTGGATTCATATATCCTGATGTACCTTTTGCACAGCATGGATGTTGATATCCTGGTTCACTGCAACAACTACATGGTGAAATTGTATTACAAAATGCAGATGCATATTTTGCATATTGACCTGTACCTTGTGTTAATGCAGTTATCATTGAATTATAATTATTTTGTTCGTAATCTGAAATTGTTTTATTTGAAATTGCATTTGTATCTGCTGCATACATATTTAGAAACATTTTTATAAAATCAGAATAAGAATACTTCGATGCATATTGAAAATAAATAAAAAATCTAACTATTACTATTATTAAAAATATAAAAAAGAAGTAAAATAAATATCTAAATTTATATGTAAATGGTATACATTCAGGTGGAATTGGTGGACTATCTCCTCCCATTTGAATCATATAATTATTTGGTATACTCATATATATATACGATAATCCTAGAATAACTAATAATAATATTATTGACACATTTGAAGATATTTTTCTATTCATATAATATTTTTTGATAATTTTCTATTAAAAAATAATTTATTAAATTATTCTAAATATCATTTCCTAAATCAAGTTCTGATGAATTTATTAATGGTATTGATGATGATTTTTTAGATGAAAAAAATTCTATAATAGCTTTGTATTTAATTACTATAAATACAATTATTAATAATACTACAAATATACTTAATATATACATTATATTAGTATCAATAGGATATGAAATAGATGGTGAATTACTTGTTGATGAACTATTTGATGATGCGGAAAATGATGAATTATCTGTTGATACTGAAGTTGATACGTCTGGTGTAAAATATTCAAACATTTGAGAATGTAATTTGTCTATTGTACTATTATGTCTTATAATATAATTCTTTTTAAGGTGTCCATGTATTGTATTTATTATTAATTTTAAATAATTTTTATACATATTAAAAGTAGTTGTTTCATCTTTTACTTGAAATTCTGATACAGCTATACTTTCATAATTTTCTCTATTATACATTTTATATGTAATAACTAATATTATTATAACTACAACTGTTAATATTATATTTTTTTCCATAATATTAATAATTAATTTTTTTAATAACTCGGAGTATTAATTGGAATAACTGCGTTACATATTGATTTAATATTTTTATTGTCAAAATATTCATTGATAAATTTTGATTTTTCATGTTTATCCATCATTTCATATTCATCTAAAAACATTTTTATCTTTTGTTCCCGTGTTAATAAAAGCCCTTGTGATAATAATCCATTCGCAATTATCATTATCATTAATATAAATCCTAATATTATACATAATAATCCTGGACCAGTCATTCTATACTATTATTTATTATTTCTTTTTTAACTTTTTCCTTTTTAACTTTTTTAGGTTGATTCTCTTTTAATTGACTAAAATATGAATATCCCTGTAATAAACAATCCGCTAAATCATCTTTTTTACTATACCCACTTATAAAATTTCTCCATTCTTCTGTTATAATACTTTTACAAAATTCTATTGATTTTTTCTTACCATCTGCATATGATAATTTTTCAGGTTTCACTTCTGTTTTTATTTCTTCTGCTTTTTCTGTCTTTTTCTCATCAATTAAATAAAATTTGCTCTTTCTGCTAGGAGAAATTAATTTTATATTTTTTGCATCTAGTGATTTTGCATCTACTACTTTTCGTATTAAAAACCATGCGTATAATGTATCAGCAATCGCCTTCATTTTTGGATTCTTAAATGTTGGTTGATTTTCTATTAATACTACTTCAAATTCATTAAATTCCATTTTATCTAATTTATCTATTAATTTTAATTTTAATACTTCTGTTGCATCATCTCCACTATATGATTTAGGACCATGATTTTCACACATATATTTATTATCTATATCATATTTACCTTTTTCATGACATCCATCTATATAACAAAAATGTTTTATTCTAATCTTTTTACAATGTTCTCCACAATAATACTTATTATTATATAAATATATTCCATCTAAATTACAAAAACTACATTGTTCTAATGATAAATTAATAATACCCCATTGTTTGATAACTAATTGAACTGGTTTATTTTCTTCTTTAGTATATTCTGATAAATTATATGCTAAATTTTTAATTCCCACATCCCATGATAAAATACGCATATTAATACAGTATATTTATTCTTATATAAACTTCATAAAATAAAATTTTATTCCGTCTCACTACGTTCGTTTGCTTCGCAAATTCGCTAACGCTCAGTTCGCTATGCTCACTTATCCGATACCTTTTACTGTGAGTGAAACGAACTGAGCATAGCGAATTTGCGAAGCAAACGAACGAAGTGAGACGGAGTTTTGCATAGCAAAACGTAGTTTAATAATGTTTTCTACATACTGCTCGATATAAATTCTCAGATCCTACTTCTACCGTTTTATTATTATTTACTATCTTCTTACTAAATATAGCTTCCGAAAATGCATCACCTGTTTCTTCTTCACATTGTTTACAAAATGCAGTTAAAAATACAATATCATCTACATGTGGTATTAACTTGTATAAATCTCCAAATAATTCTCTTTTTGCACATCCATTTAATCCTGCAATATGTACATTTTTAGATTCACTCCATTTTAATGCATATTCATATAAATCTTCAAAAAATTGTCCTTCTTCTATCATAATAACATCATAATCTTTTACATGTTCTGCAATTTCTTCTAATTTAACACATGATACACATGGCTCAGTTCTACCATCATGAGTTACAAGTTTAGATTCATTTGAATATCTATTATCTATACTCGGTTTTATTATAAAAATTTTCATACCTTTCTTTTTATAAATATGAATATAATGAAGTAATCTTGAACTTTTACCAGAAAACATTGGACCCATGATTAACTGTAAATATGATGGCATTTTATATTACTGTTCTTATTTTTTTATTTAATTTTTTATCAATTTTTACAAAAAAATGAAATTATAACTTTTATTTAAGTTAAATTTATTACTTAAAGAAAAACGACTATTATATATAAAGAATAAAAAATGTCACAAATTGAATGGATCAACAGTACTCATACAGGTGAAACTGCTTTAATACCGCAGATTTCTATTTCAACTATCACTACAACATTAAAATTAAATTGTACTTTTAATCTTGTTGATATATTTAAATGTGTTAAATTAGATACTAATAAAATTATTGGTTTCAAGTGTAATGGTTGGGTTAAAATTAAATTAGGACAAAATATTGTTTATTTGCCACCTGCTTCAAGTGACGAAGATGATAGTGAAACTGATGATGATGGAGAAAAAGGAGTTAAAATAATTATTAAAAAGAATAAAAAACTTCCATCACATTACAATGAAATTAAAAGTTTTTACAATAATTTAAAGATTAAAAGAAGTAAACATAAATTTTTTAATCAGGTAACAGCTTATATTAAATTAGGTGCTGATCGTTATATTAATGTAAAAATCTTTAAAAATGGTTCATTACAGATGACTGGTATTAAGAAAATCAGTGAATGTAATAATATTATTAATCTTTTATTAGATGAAATTAAAGAACCTATTAATTCTAATACATTACTAGCTCTACCAGCTGGTGTATTATTACCTGATTTTATTACTGCTAAATATGAAGTAAATAAAATGGTAGAATTAATTAAAAAGACTGAAGATTTAAAAGTATCCAGTTTTAGTATTCGAATGATTAATAGTAATTGTAAAGTTCCATTCAAAATTAATCGTGATGCTCTATTCCAGATTTTAAAGACTGAAAAAATCAAATGCAGATATGACCCAAATAGTCATGCATGTGTAAATATTCGTCATGATATTACAGAAAATGACAAAGTTTCTATCTTTGTTTTTCAATCTGGAAGTATTATTATTACTGGTGGTAAAACAATTAGTGATATTAATAGTGGCTATCATTATATTATGAATTTAATTTCAAAACATTATGAAGTAATTAAAAAGAAAGATTTGGATGAATATATTCATTCATTAAAAAAAGATAATGATAATGATTCAGATGATACAGATGATAATGAAGAAAATCAAAATATTATTAATAATCTTGCTTAATTGTTAATTTTTTCAGTAGTACCAACAACTGCATTTGGATTGCCGGTACCTACTTGAATAATTTCATCGTTACTAAATTGGTTGAAAAAGCTATCTATATCACTATTTTCAACTACGTTACTATTTTCTTTATACAATACATTATTGACGTAAGGATTGTTGTATACCATGTCTGCAGGATTAAAATGAGGGAATGTAGATGGAATATTAATGTTCTTTTGTTTTTGTATAAATGGTAAGTATCCAGTATTGGAATTTAATGCATTACCCATAATCATTGTATATGGTACTTGTTTGAGACCTACAATACCTTGTGTTGATGCATTAGGTGGTTGATATGCATTTACTTTTGTTGGTGGTAATCTTTCTAATAAGCTTTGTTTATTATCACGGAAATACATATTTCTTTCACCTTCACCTGTTGAAGTTGCACTTACACCATCAACACTACCTAATGTACCCATATAATTGGAATTGGTATTAATACGATTAGTTGACATTTGTTGATATAATGACATATCACCTGCACCCATTGTACCACCATTACCTACAACACCACCATAATTGGAATTGGTATCAACACGATTAGTTGACATTTGTTGATACATTGACATATCACCTGCTCCCATTTGACCACCATTACCAACAAGACCGGTATAATTAGCGTTTTCATCTGTTCTATTAGTTGACATTTGTTGATACATTGACATATCACCAGCACCCATTTGTCCACCATTACCAACAAGACCAGTATAGTTAGCGTTTTCATCTGTTCTGTTAGTTGACATTTGTTGATATAATGACATATCACCAGCACCCATTTGTCCACCATTACCAACAAGACCTGTAAAGTTAGCATTTTGATTTAATCTGTTAGTTGACATTTGTTGGTATTTTGATACATCACCTGCTCCCATTTGACCACCATTACCAACAAGACCAGTGTATAATGCATTTGATGTAGAACGTTGTGTAATGTAGTTATTATAAGAACCAAGATCATTATTTGGTACATTTGGTGATAATAAACCACCGCTATCTAAACCAGGTAATACTCTGTTAAATGGTGTATGTGTCTTACCAAAGTTTTCAGATGATACACCAAATTCAGAATTAACTGGACCAATAACACCTTGTTGAAATTCTTCTTGTAAACCACGATGAGATTGGTCAAAGTTCCAATGACCTTGATCAGTTGGTCCTTGAACATCATAGAAATTTGGCATAACACCATAATCTTGAGATAATGTACCATATGTAACTGGTTTCTTATTGACAACACGACCAATAATTGTAGCTTTACCATAACCACTTGCACCTTTAACCACTGGAAATTCTCCTGAAATTTGAGGATTATCCAATCTACGTAATTCATCAATTGTTTTAGTTGGTGGTACATATGGATCATGGAAACCAACTTTACCATCTTCATAGGCACCAAGATTGAGACCAGGTGTAACTTTAACATCATCCATTGGTTTATCATTACGTCTTTCTTTACCTGAAAAATATCTATCTTGTACTAAATCTGTTTGTACTGGTGTACCACGTGTGTATGATTGTAATGGAATTGGTTGATAACCTGTTCTGAAACCATTACCATCAAAATTTTCAACATTAGATACTTCTCTCTTAGAATAGTAGAATCTAGATGAACCAGTGTATCTATCTAATGTTTGTTCCATATTTCTAGCACTTTCTTCTGTAATTAATAAACCTTTGTCTTTGAAGAAAGGTTGCATATTGTTATGAATTAATTCATCTTTGTTAAAAATTTTATATGTCATATCATCATCATTTTTATTAAATGGTGTCCAATTTTCAGGTAATGTTAATTTACCATTATTTGATTCTGCTGGACCTTTATTTCTATTAATTGGCATTGAACTAAATTGTTCATCTAATGATGTTAATTCATTAGGCGGTGCTTCCATTAAATTTTTATCATATTTGTATAATGATAACATATCATCACCTTCTGAATTGTTCATGTATTTGGTTGATGATAAGTACTTGTTTTCTGTATCTAAATCATATACTCTTTTATTAAATAATGTTGGTATAATATTTTTATTATGAGGATCATCTGATAATAATTTCTTTTCTTTAGTTACTTTATCCATTGCATCTTGAACTCTACCTTTTTGGTCAAAACCAGTTGATGGTTGTGTTATTACTCTTTCTACATATTCATCTTCTTCAATGGTTTCTTCATTAAATTCATCATCGGTATTATTTTTGAATCTTTCACTAATATATTTTCCTGCTAAACCGATTAAGCCGATTGCTAATACTTCCATATTATTATTTAGTAATAAAAAATAATATAAATAAATGTAAATTATTTAAAGCTTAGAAATTCCCATTTCATGAATATTGTTTTTTAATGCAACTGTATTTCTAAGATTATCCATAGAATTAATTAAATCTGATTTAACATCGTATCTAGAACTTCTTCCAAATCTATTATTACCTGTACTATCAGCACTACCATTGAATACCCATTCTCTTGGGTCAATAATAGGTCTAAATGTTACATCAAATGCTGTTTGACGAAAAATTTTTGAATCAATATCTAAACGTGTATTTTCTAAATCTAAAATAGTATTACAATTTGTAAATTTAGGAGTTAATTGACTTGCTTTATCTAATAATCTTTTTCTCTTTTCCTCTAAAGTATTTCCAGATGTATATTTTGTATCACTCCAATCTCTAGCAAGAGATGATTCAATATCTGCACGTAATGCTCTGCTACCATAATCAAATTCACCAATATCATAATTTCTGTCTGCACGAGGACCATTTGTTGAAAAACATTTAGAATTGTTATTTGCAGTATCAATATCTATTGAGTAATATCCGGGTCTAACGGATTGTGTTGTTAATTCTTCTTGAAATAATCCATCATATTTAGCTCTTGCATAAATACCAGACATTCTATATAATTTATATAGAGAAAATTTAAAAATTATATATTATCTTTATTCAACTATAAATTTTTATTAGAAATTTATAATTCATTACATTTATTTAAATTGTTTCATGTTAGTTGGTACGATTGCACGGTCACTTAATCTTGGAACCGCTACACTTGGATAATCACATCTATTTTTACCAGCTGGTGTACAAGATTCAAATTTCTTTGTTGCACATTTAGAACCAGGTAAATTAATTAATAATAAATCACTTTCAATTTCAACTCTACGTTCTTTACTTTTTAATGTATAAGGTAATTTAGCTCCTGAATTTTGGTCACTGCTAATGTTATTTTCATTGTAAGGTAAGTAAATTTCGTATAATGCTGGGTTTTTTGTATCTACTGTGTATTGTTGATATGCGCATTCGTCGTATTTTAATCTATCAAAAATTCCTGCCATTTTCTATTCTTATATAATATAAAATAGATTTTTTTTTTGAAAAAATCTATTTTATCTCGCTTCACTCGGTTCACTTCGTTCACAAATACGAGGGTAATTTATTTGATTTAATTTTATTTTCTAATTTCCATAATGGTTGAATATTTTTATAATTAAAACATTTTTTTATTTCATCTATATTATTTAATATAAATTTACTTTGTAAATTTATCTCGCTTTGCTCAGTTCGTTTCACTCACAAATACTAATTATTCTTTCACTCTTATTTGTGAGCATAGCGAACTGAGCGAAGCGAGATAAATTTATTATAAATTTATATTATTCCTCCTTTTTTATCATTTTACTATTACAATAATATATAATTAAATTTTTATATATTACATTAATATTTGTGAGCATAGCGAACTGAGCGAAGCGAGATAAATTATCAAAGATAATTTATATTAACCCCGTAATTTGAAATTTAAAAATCTGGTATCTTCTCCTCCTAAATTACGAAATACTGGTAATGCTGTTAAGTAATAAGGAACATCTTGAATTCTTTCTGCATCTTTTACCCAAATTCTAAAATCATTATTTCTTGTTTGTTCACCTAAATAAACTTTTTCATAATCATTTGGATTTCCAAAACCTCTACCTAATACTTTATTAGGAGGTGGCATATGTGCCGATAAATCTACATTCTTTCTTCTATGGGTTGATCTAAATGTATAAAATTCACCTCTATCTTTTACTCTGTCATATTCTTGAATAATTCCTCTTAATACATCATTATTTGCATCATAATATGTATCTTTATTTGATTGAAATTCATTAGAATTAATTTGACCAAATGTTTCAATTTTTCTTTGATTAAATGTTTCAATCTCTCTGCTATCATATGGTTTCATATCTGCAAATGTTTGTTCTAATTTTGGCATATTTGTTTCAACAAATTCTTTTCTTTCTCTGTTAACAGTACCAAATAATAAATTATTTTCATCTGTTGCATTTTGAGGATTGTGATTTCTATTTGTTGGAATAAATCCAACTGTTTTTGTAGCACTTTTTATTGGTAAATAACTACTATTTAGATTAGGATTTACTTTACATTGAATGCAGCTATCATCTGCCATTGTATCCATATTTCTGTTATAGTCGATGTATTTAAGCTTTTCTTCTTGGCGAGGCATAATATATTAAGATAAGAAAATAGATATTATAAATAAATATAAAAATGGAAAACTCTTTTGAAAAAATTTTCTCTGAAGATCCTAAACCTCCTAAATCAATTTCTCTTGAAATAAATGTTTTAGATAATGAAAATCTAACTGAAACTAAACTATCTGACGTCTTCGAAATTTGTTTACATATGTTTGTTTATGGAATCAAATATAAAAAATTAGAACTTACTCCTGAAAACTTATATTTGATGAAACAATATTTTAATAGTGTCTCTCTTGATTTTATTATCGAAGTAGAAGATTTTGACACTATTCTATTTAATGATCCTCGATATGTTCAACGATATTGTTCAATTGATGATCGTTCATTCACTGAAGATGATCCATTATTTATTACAAATGCTAGAGTTTTCACTAGAGCCAATTTACCTGAATGGATTGCTACTTATCAATTAGAATATGAATCAATGTTTTTTATTAGTTTTAATTTTATTTAAATAAATTAACTGCAATTGTATACCATTCATACATATCAATTTGCTTATAATTCATAAACAAGTCTGATAATTTTGCTTGTGTTTCATCATTAATCATATTCAATATCCCAAATATGATTAATATATTTTCAACTTCATTTTCTAATATATCCATAATCTTTTCTGCTGTTATATTATTAATATCATATTTATCTTTGTAACCATGTAACGGTATATTTTGCATTTTTCTACGATATTCTGGTTGAAGTTCTCCTAAAATCTTTTTATACTCATTAAGATAATGCTTTTTTGCAAAATTATAAATCTTTGGATTATCTCTGTATTCTAAAAGTTCTTCCGGTGTATACAATAAAATATTATGAAAATTACCATTCATATCATATATTGGTTTATAATTTACCATATTTGTAGTACAATTACAATCTTCACCATAAGTAATATCAAATAATACTCGTTCTCGAATATATTTTCTTTTTTCTTTACCTCTATCAGATAATTCATTATATATTTGTTTGAATATATCTATTAAATCATTACCAGTATATCTTTGAACAACCAAAATAGTATTCGTATTAATTGCTAAATTTGTAATACCAAATAACTTTCTATCATTATCTAAATATTCACTTATAATAATTACTTCAATCCTATCATCTTTTGATTTCCAAATATGCATAGACTTGTCTTCATATGTATTATCATACTCTAAATCTAAATTTTTAGATGCAAAATATTCATGTAAAAATTCTATACAGTTATTAAATTCTGGGTCCATATTTATTATTCTAATTGTCTTAGATGTATTTTTAATAATATCCATCACAAATACTGGAATTATTTGGTCAAGTTCAGCAGTAAATTCTTTTAAAATAGTTTTACGAGGTGCACTACCAATTCCAAAATATGTATAATCTACATGCTTCTCTTTCAAGTGATTAACTAGCAAATTCCAAAACGAATCCATTTTTAATTATTTAATTCCAGTAATTAATATATTTTTTTTCAATTTTGATGATATGAGTAAAAAGTTAATTCAAAATCTTCATAATACATACGTCAGAATTATGCCTAGTAAAACACATGGTGTAGGTGTATTTGCTATAAAAGATATACCAGCTGGTGTTTCTCCATTTGAATATGCTGCAAATAAATGTGGATTAGATAAATTCACTAGAGTGCATAAAGATAAATTAAAAGATGTTGATAAAAGTGTTATTAAAATGTTAGATGATTTTTTAGGTACAGACGAAACTGGTTATTATGATATACCATCTCAAGGATTAAATAGTATGGATATTTCGTTTTATATGAATTATTCAAGTAAACCGAATATAGATATAATTAATGATAATAAATGTAATTTTGTTGTTTTCAAATCAAATAGATTAATAAAAAAAGGTGAAGAATTATTTATAGATTATAATAAATATAATTAATTCAAAAAGAAACTTGGTACCTCACAATTAATATTCACATATTTACACTTTTTATTCGAATCAAAATATTTTAATAATTTACTTATATCTCTTGGATACACTTTCTCTTCCTGATAATAATTTAATTGTAATGACCTCCTATCAAATAAATCTGATTCATTCCTATACAAGTTATTCTCAAAATTTTCATCTTGAACAATTGGATCGGTAGGACATGCATCCAAATTATCATTTTCCATTAGCGTATTTCCATATGGATTATCTATCGATGATTCACGACAGGGCTTAGTCTTTGGAGTTTTCTTACTAAAATATATAATAGCAGATATTCCTGCAAATACTAATCCTACACCATTATTACCATATAGAAACATAATTAAACTAATATATAATGCAAACATAACTAATCCATCTCTATCTGTTGGATCAAAATGTAATAATTTTTTAATATCAATATTTTCCATTAATATTAAGAAATATAAAATTCATTATATTTACGCAAGTTTCTGATTCTCTAAAAATGATTCTAAACTCTTCATTTGTTCATCTGAAATATTACCTTTCGCTCTATCTTTTCCAATTTGAGACATCATTCTTGATGTAAATCTTCCCATTAATTCTTTAATTGAAATTGTACTACCATCTTTATACAATTTAGATCTCTTTAATGTATTTGATAATTCTTCATCTTTGTCATCTTTAATAACTTTTGAACCAGCTATTATATCATATATTGATAATTGTCCTCCTTCAACAAATTCTTGTAATTTATCTTGTGCTTTTTCAATAACAAAGTCTAAAATTGTATCCATTTTATCTTTGCCATTTGCTCTATCATAATCTTCTATTAATTTACTAATAATTTCTAATAAATATTTCTTTCCTTTTTCTGCATCACCCTTAAGTGCTAATTTATCAATAACATTATTAATATCTATTTTATCTAATCCTGTTGATGCAATAATATTTTTAATTTTATCTGGTGTAATACTCTTAATATCTTGTAATTGAGCTACATTAATTCCTGTAAAATCAATCTTATCTAATCCTGATACTGATAAAAATTCAGTTAATATTGATGAATCAATTTTTGAAATCATATTACTAATTCTCTTTACATCAATTGTTCCCTTTTTCTTTCCTAATCCATCTAATTTATCTAATAACATATCAATTTGAATTTGTTTCTTTGTTTCCTGTGCATCAGATACAATTAATTGAATCATTTGAACGGTTTCCCAAATAAAACTATTTAATTCTTCATCAATTTTGCTATCAAATAAATTATATAAATTAATTTTTGGCATAAATACTACTTTGTAATTCTTATGAAATAATAGTTTTTCACGATTTAATAAATACTTAAATAATTTTTCATCACTAGAAACTTTTTCATAAAATGTTTTAATTTTTTCTTCTACATCAAATGTTTTAACATCTAATTCAATATCTACTAATTTGAATTTATTAAAACTTTCAATAAATTCTACATATCTTTTCTTCGCCAAATCAGGAATTATAACAACCATATTATATGATATGAATAATATTATAATCTTTAAATCAAAAAACATTATTTCATTATCTTTTTCTGTTAATCATTCTTATCAATCTAATTCTTTGTTCATTATTCTTTTTCTCTGTTTCATCCACTATATTAGCTGTAACTTCAGTTTCATTTAAAATTAATTTACTTGAATTTGCTCCTTCATAACTTTTTTCTGTATTTTTATCATCAATAAATGTATAAACATCTGATATCTTTTTAATTTCTTGTATTGGAATTCCAAGTTTATCTTGTGGACTTGGTTCCGTTAAAGGTTGTTCTTTATTCCTAACATTATTTGTTTTAATATCAAATAACTGTGTTGATTTAATCCATGCACGAACATTTGGTCTTTCAATTGGCATTGTAATATTTGGTACAATAATTGCTGGTAAATTACATTTATATAAACACTGTTTTAATATTGGATTGAGTTTATTTATATCCACTCTTTGTTTATCTATTAATTGAAACGTTGATAATAAATTATTATTTTTTAAATCTTGAATAATATCATTACAAAATTCATCCGTTGAATCGTATAAAAAAAATCTTCTTTCTGTCATAATATTTATATATATTAATCATCTTTAAATGAAAATTTTAAAATCTTTTTATTTCTTTATTATATGGCAGAATCTTCTGAAAATATACTACAAGCACATTTTAGAATTCATAAATCATTGATTTTTATGATATCTTGTTATGATACTGATTATGCATATACTTATTTAAATAACTTGAATAACAACACTTTCAAAAATTATTTTAAAGTTATCAAAACAAATGATTCCGAAATTATAAATGAAGTTTACGATAAAACTGATGATAAAATTATTATTTTTGTTACTAAATTACCTACACCTGATGTATATATTTTTAATTTTATTAATGAAGTCTATCATATTCATTTAGCTGTTCCCAGTTCTTATGCAAAAGATTTAAAAGATTTTGAATTATATAAATCTGAAATTCAAAAAGTTCCTATACGTAAATTCATTAACGTTAAAGATAAACGTAAAATTTATGATAATAATATTGAAGATAAATTATACGATACTATGATTCAATTAATTGATGATAAATTAAATGATAAAAAAGAAAAATTTAAACGTATGCCTCAAACTGGTGGTAAATTAATTTTATATGGTGAACGTTCTATAAACTAATTAAATCTAAATCTAATTGTTTCGCCAAACTATTCACTGATTTAATTAATACTTGAATACATTCATTAAAAATTTCTTTAATATTTCCCTTACATTTATATCTAATTTGCATATTCCTAGTAGATATAATTGGTTGATAATCACCTGCAAATTCCATTTCTGGATGCACTTGTAATATATATCCTAATATCCCCCCTAATGTCATATCTTCATTCGGTAATTGTAAAATCCCCTCTTTTAAACTATCTTCTGTTACTTTTTCATTCACTAAATTATCCAAATATTCAAATCTCATGATTACACATGATAATGCTCGACGCATTGCTTCTTTTTCTGACATTTGTTGCTTAGATTCATATCCCAATATAAATGTATTTTCTTCAACTTGATCATATGCACATGCAGCAACTGGTTCATAAATAGCAGGAATATCAAACTTTTCTTCCAAATTTAATCCTAATTCTGCTTTACATGTACATTCAAATTCTTCATCATCATGTAATTTTACTAATAATAATGGTCTAGGATACGGTGATTTAATTTCTTTACCTTCGTAATAAAATTTTGCCATATCTGTAGTAACTGCTACTGTTTTACCTGTTTTATTTTTATATGATACATACATTGTTAAAAAATTATCTTCTATATTTTCACCATCATATAGTTGTAAAAACTTTTTAACCGATTCTTCATCGTTTTTTACATACATAATCGGCATATTCGAAAATCTTTCTCTAATTTGATCATTGTTAATAATACTACTATTCTTTTTAATTGTAATATTTTTTGATGGAAATGCATATATTGGGATATATGTTTTTAATATTCTTCGTAACATATTTGCATATTGAAAAGTAATATTCTCTAATTTAATTTTAATATTAGAATTACTATAATCGTCTTTGCATTTATTTAATTCTACTATAGTAGCCTTGAGTTTTGTTAACTTCTCCATTCTTATAATAATATTAATTTATTTTTATATATATTAATATTATCAATTTTCTTCTTACACCCAGAAATAATCAACTAATTTATTTGTCCATTCATTCAATAATTTGGTATCTGTTTCAAATACCCTAATTTCTTGACTTAATTTCCATACTTCTGATGCTGTCATCTTGTATTTTAACATCTTTCGTACTTCATTAATATTAATTGGCTTCATTTTATGAATACCCTTCATCTTACCTAATGTATAAAAAATTAAATTATATGTCTTATTCTTTCTAAATGTAGAATCAAATAACTCTTCATTACGATGCACCATATTATTATTGTTAAATTTAAAATAAATATCCAATAGTCTTTGTGCTACATATGTAAACATACATGATAATAATCCAATTGTATCTATATTTACTTCTAAATCTACATTCGTTTTATCTACTGTATATACCATTTGATTATTTTTAGTTACATATTCTACTAATAAATCTTTCTGATACAAATGAATATACAATTCTTGCTTTGTCTTGTATCCTGGATTTAATTTAAGTAAATCACTGTATCCAGGATGCAATACCTTACATAAATGTCCTGCATGTTCAAATATAAATCCTTCCATCTTTAATGTCTTATCCTCTAATTTATCTTTAATCGTTTCTGCTGATAATAATTCATTCTTTACAATACGTCCAATACTATTTTCAGTATACGAGTAATTATTGTTACTATCACGTGTAAAGAGTAAAAATAACTTGGCATATTTTTCTCCAAATCGCTCCAAATATGACATGTTAAAACAACTTTGCCAATGCACTAATTCAAAATAATATTTATTATCTTTATTCATTTGATTTTCTAATTCTGATTTTGAACTACCTAATACAGTAAGACATTCTTCAAACATTTGTCCATGTGATAATTCAGATTTCTTGCCATAAATAAATTGGTGAGTGTTATACATGCTAATATTTCGACGTGTTGCGTAATACCATTTATCGTTGTGAAAAAATACTGAAATTAAAGTTCCTTCATGGGATTCTGAAAATTTTGTCTCAGGTGTAAAAAATGGATTGGCTTCATCATATGTCAAATATTGTAAATTAGAATGAGAAAAACATACAACTTTACCTGTATCTAATTGTAATACAATACTACGACATGCATTGTAAATATCCCAACGTGTATATTCTTGAGATGATTCCGTAAAGATTTGAACTAAATTATCTTCAGGATACTTTTTAAAATGAATACGGAGGTTAGATGATTTACCCACCATATTTGAATATATAAATTCAATTAATTCTTCCACTACAAATGGAACATTATTATTTTGATTGTTAGCGATATAATTATTGATTACTTCCATTTTGATTTATTCTATTTATATATAATCTCGATATTCCTTTATAACAATAAATTCTAAGGAATTTATCTCGCTACGCTCAGTTCGCTAAAGCTCACCGTAAATGATATCCGTAACTGTGAGTGAAACGAACCGAGCTTGCGAGATAAATTTGTAAAAATTTATTGTTATTTTTTCATTATTGATAGTATAGAGAATAATCATGTTTATAAATGAAATAGATAAATATATCGAATTACAATTTACTTTAGTTAAATCATACCTTGATGAGCACAAGTATTCAAAAAAAGTTAAAGATACTGGATCTTTTATAGATTATTATCAAAAAATTATTAATCAAATAGACTATTCCAAAATTCTTAAAAATATCAAAGACGATAAGAATATAGTTAAAATTAGAAATATTATCGAGAAATATATATTATTTTACTTATTATTAAATCTATGCATTAAAGAAGATAATTTATATGATGAAGACGAAAAATTATTTGTTGAAAAACTATTTAATGTCTCTAATAGTTTACCTATTATTGATAGTGTTGCTATTGGTGATTTAGTTGAAATTTATCAATCATATTATATCTGTTTAACCTTACTAAAATTCTTAAAAGAAAAGAAAGAATTAACTATTAATGAAACAAATAAAGAAATTATTGAATTATTTAACAATATTGGTATTGATACAGTTCAAAAATACTTTGATTTGAAACAAAATGGATTACATAATATTTTATTAACTTTACTTGTAACTAAAATATATGCTAAAACTGATAAAATAGAAATTGCTAGAATTAATGAAGAAAATGAACTTGTTAATGCTGATTATAAATATATTGATATAGTTGAAGCTAGAATTCAAGATATTGATTTTGCTTCTATGGAAATGTTATTTGATATCGAAAGCCGTAAAATTGGTTATCCTGAAGATTACTACAATTTAATTCAAGAAAATAAATTAATTATGTTAGGTGATGTTGAAGAAAATTTAAATCCTGAATATGCAATTCAATCAAATTTAGTCTCAAATGACAGAAAAATTGGATATCTATTTCATAAAAAATTATTAATTCCTATTACTGATGAAATTTTACGTTATCATGTTAAAGAAGCTAAATATGAATCACAACAAGGTGGTGATAAAAAAGAAAATACTAGAACTAATGATACAAAATTAAATTATATTGTAACTAAAATAAATAATGTTATTGAAAGTGCTAGAAATCCTGCTAGTAAAAAATTATATTATCAACCATTATTCTATCGTCAAGCAGTACCTTATAATGATATTGAAGAAATGAAAATATTAAAAAAATTCTCTGATATTGGTCGTGTTAATGCTGAAAATGTTTCAAGTTTTAATGATTTATTATCTTTTAGAATTTACAATTATATTAATTATCAAGATTTTGCACATTTTGGATTCTTTCATAAACATAATTATACTACTGATGCATTAAGATATACTAATTTTAGATTTAGAAAACATTCAAACAATACAATTAAAAATAAAAATGATATGCAATGGAGAGTTATTACACATGATAATTTTAGAATAAATCCTCAACATAATTTTAATAGTGCAATTGTTGGTGTAGCCTTTCCAAAATATGTTAATTTTTTACCTTATGATATTAGATGCTTAAAAATTAGTAATTCTATTAATGTCAGACGATATAATTTAAATGGATATAATATTACAAAAGATTTATTATCAAAATTAATTGTTGAAAATAAAATTTTTAACAGAACACCATTTTGGATATTTGATGCTAAAACTGATAAATTTACTCAAGAAACATATGATGATATTAATAATTCAAATCAACAAATATTCTTTAAAAAATTAATTGCTAACGTTTATAATGTTATTGAAGATTTAACACAACAAAGAATTTTAAAAGAATTTGAAAGTAATGCTCCTCTTACTTTATATCAATCTAATCAAATTTTAGATATTATAACCAGTCGATTAGTTCCAATACCAATTTATTCTGAAAAAATGGCTAATATTAATTTTGCACGATATTATACTTATTTACCACAACGTTTAAACATTGTAGATATTAAAGAAATTACATTCACTAACAAAGAGTTAGAAAAATTACCTGTTTACAAACCACCTAAAAATTTAAAAGTAAATGTTATTAGTATTGAAAAGAAATCATCAAATCAAATTGATATATTTGAAGATGCAACATGTCAACATACCATTACATTAAATTATATTAAAAGAACCAGAGAAAGAGACCCTACATTATTCACCAAACAATTAAATGACTTTTTTAAACAATATGTTGTTGATAAAATTAATAATAATTATATTTGTAATAGTTGTTCACAATTTATTGATATTGATAAATATATATCTGAATTCGGTGATTTAATTAAAATTAATGCAGAATCTCGTATACCTTTAGAAGAACAAAGACGTTATGAAAAATTTGGTAAAGCAATTAATGCTCTTGATAAAATCATTGAACGAATGGGTTCTATTTTTAATTTAGGTGAATACATGGGTAATACTCCTCCCAGTATCTTAAAACGTAGAGAAACAATTCGTAATTTATTAGATATACTTCTATCTTCTCAAGATATTCGTTCTAAAAATCCTACTGATTTTGATAAAGATGTAAAAATATTAGAAGATGTAGTCGGTGCTAAATACAGTGAATATTTTGCTTTCCCTGTTGAAAACGATATTTTTGTATATTCTAGTAGAGATACTGATAAATTTAAAAGAAGTAAATATAATACTATCTTAACCCATATTGCTGTATTAATGATTTTAGATATTAGTATTGGTAGTATTAAATTTTTCAATACAGATAAATTAATTAACATTACTATTTTTGATAAATATGGTCTTACTACACTTGATAATCTTAAATTGCGTATTAATACTGCTAATGATTTAGTTTATTTAGGTAATTATTTATTATTAGGTTATGTAATTTATTATATGTCATCTATGATGATTCGTATGAAAGTTTATGAAACTGAAGATCCTAATATTGATGTTAAGAAAACTATACCTCCTTTAGATAGATTACGTATTATGCATTCAATTGTTCATTTACTAGCAATTATTATAGATAGAAAAAATAAAACTTCTGATTATTTGTATGAAATTCTTGCAAATAACTATTTTATTAAATTATCAAATGTATTTAATACTAATTCACCAGATAATTTTAATGCATCTTTGAATGAGATTCGTTATCTAAGTCAAAAGAAAATAGATAATACACCTACTAAAAAATTAAATACTAAAAAACAAATTTATTATGAAATTAAAGGTGTATTAGTTCCATATGTTCCTTTCAAATCTGAATTTATTACTGAAACATTAAATTTAAATTATTATCCAAATAAAAAAGTTATTGATAATTTTAAAATTTCTGAAAATGAAATGGATGAAATTGTTAAAAGAAATTTATTAAAAATGTACAAAAGAGAAACATCATTATTAAAATTAAATATTGATGCAACTAAATTAGAAAAATATGATTTAAAACAAGTCCTTGAAGTTCGTCAAAAATATATTAATATGGTTCTTGATAACATTGAAAAACAACGAAAAGAATTAAATATTAATAAAATAAGAATAGAAAAGACAATTAGTAAACTTGCTAAAATATCTGAACAATTAGAAACTAGTTTATTACCTTTTGATGAATTATTAAATTTATTTATTGATAAAATGGAAAAATATATTGGTGATAATCAAACAATATTCAAAGAAGATTATTATTTACGTAAATCTGTTTTTATTATTAATCATGATATTTATGGTATAGGTATTAAACCATTTAAAATAGATAAAATTACTATTAAATATAACGATTCAGTTACTAAATCAGATGTAATTATATATAGAGAAAAAAGCACTGAAAGATATTATGATATATATAGTTTAGCATATCTTGGATACAAAGATAACAATACAGATTTTGTAAAAGTTAAAAATCATCAATATTTAGTAATTAAACATTCATTGATGGATAAAATTAAATATATTGGATTATATAATAGATACATTAATATTTTACCATTAGAACAACAAGCTAATTATAAATTTAAATATCGTGGTAATGTTATTTATGATGATAATGAATTAATACATAAAATAATTGTAAATAAAACAAATCAAGATAAGATATTAATCGAAAAATTTCAAAGAATTATATTTTCAATTAGAAATAAAAAAGAAATAAAAGAGAATAAAGAAGAAAAAATAGTTTTAACTAAAGAACAATTAATAATTAATGAATTTTTACCTAGATTACAATCATTAAAAGTATTAAGTCCTGATTTTACTCTATTTTTACAAAGTTGGAAAAAAATCTGTTTTGGTTTTACTGTTAAACCATTAAAAGAAATTAAAATAAAAGATAATTACATTAATTCTGATGATATTAATGAAAATAATAATTATAATGTATTGATTCGTTATTTATTAGTACAATTAATTAATTTGATTGAAATGAATAATGATAAGGTTAATATTAATTTATGTAGCTTAATTGCTATTATATTTGATAATATGTGGGAAGAATATGAAGTTAAAAATAATTATGAAATTAATAAATTTTTATTATTACTATATACCGGTGTAGAAGACTATTTAATTAGTTTATCTGGTGTAGCTGATGTTGTAGGTGAAGATCCTGTAACACCTGAAGATATTGCAAATATGACTGATGAACAAAAAGAAAAATTATCAGAACAAGCTGAAGATGATAAAGAAAGAGAAGATGCTATTGATTATGAACCACCTGATCCTGAAGATTTAGATATGGGTGAACAAGAATTAATTATGGATGATAGAGAAAATGAATAATTATTATAGTTTTGATTTAAAGCAATATTTAAATAAAAACATATAAAATGTCTGACACGAAAGATTACTTATATGAAGATCCTGCTGTACCTAATCAAAAATATGTATGTATTAGTATTTTAACTCCTAAAAATTTTAAAGATTCTAAAACTACAATGAGCACACTTAAAGTTCGTGGTTGCTATGAATCATTTGAAGAAGCATCTAAACGTGGTGAATTTTTAAGAAATATTGACCCTCATATTAATGTTTACGTTGGTGAAGTTGGTAAATGGTTACCATTTGATGATGACCCAGAAAAGGCCAAACAACAAGAATACCAAAACAAACAACTTAATGCCATGATGAAAGGTTACTTAGAAAACCAAGAAAGAGCCAAGGAATTCCATGAACAACGCAAGAACGAATTAATTCTCAAGACACTCAAAGAAAATGAAGAAAAGGAAAAGAGACGTGCAGCTAGAGATGAACGTCGCAAGAAAGGTGAAGTTGTAGATGATGATGCGGAAGAATCTGTATTCCAACGTGAATTAAGAGAAAGAGAGAAGAAGGGTATGACAGTTGAAATGTTAGAAGATGATGATGAATCTAATAAAAATAAGGTTAAGGCAGAAGAGAAGAATCAAGTCTTTGACGAAAAGGAAAAAGATATTAAAGCTAAAGAAGAAGAAGTCAAAGAAGAAAAGACTAAATTACAACAAACACAAGAAGAATATAATAAATACAGAAACAAAACTGAACATATTCGTAAAGAACTTGATGAAGCCAGAGAAACATTCAATGCATTATTAGCAGCTGGTACAAAAGATCCTAAAGGAAAATAAATATAATTTATAATAAAAAATTATTATTATAAGTTATGATTAGTCAAACATTATTAATTATTGGTATTATTTTAATTACTATGGGATTTGCAAGAATGTATTATACTCGTGATAATTCTAAAGTAATTTATCGTTATATCCCACGTACTTTCAATGAAGATCAAGATAATCCTCCTGCATTAGGTGATATATATGGTACAATGTTTTATGGTATTGAACCGAGAGAAGGTGTTTATTATGAAGAAATTATTAGAAAGGCTAGACAAACGAATTAAACTTCATGAAACTGTGTTTCATTCCGTCTCGTTTCACTCGTTTTTATGCTACTCGCATAAAATTCGCTAACGCTCAGTTAACTGCGTTAACATTAATGATTTTTCAATTTAATTTAAAAAATTATTAATATAATTTTTTAATCCTTAAATGTTTGCTTTAGCAAACTGAGCGTTAGCGAATTTTACACGATTAGTGTAAAAACGAACGTAGTGAGACGTAGCGAAGCGAAGTTTAATGAGTTTTTATTTTATTTACAACAAAGTTTGCTGTTTTTTTAGGTTGACATAATTCATTAATATCAAATAAATTTTTCTTTTTACTATCTTCTTCTTGATAATTTTCACGATGAAATTGAATAAATTTACTACTACCAATAGGAAAAGATTCTTTTACTTTTGCTTTATACCAAAATACTCTTTCATTCAAATCTCTTAAATTACTACTATTATCTAATATCATTGTACCATAATTATCAGTTAATTGATTAAATAATGTATCAAATATTTCAAATCTTGGAAAAATACCTGCATAATGTTCAAATAATTTTCTCCTATTTGAAAAATTATCCTCTGCTAACATACACACAAAGTTAAATTGTGAACGTAATTCTGGTGGAATTGCCATACTATATTGTAATGCTAAAACAAACGTTATACCATAATGTCGACCTTCACAAAGAATACTAATTAAGCTTGGATCTTGAATCCATTCATGTTTTTTACTTTGTAAATCATCCATAATCAATATAATTCGATTATCTAATAATGTTTTACCTTTTTTATGTCTTTCAATATTCTTTTTCATAATTCTTTCTTGTCTATCTAATAATCTTGCTAATATTTCTGGATGATAAGTATGATGTATAAATGAAGATGGAAATACAGAATCATAAAATTTATTAATTCTATCTGTTGGTGCAATAATAACACCACATGGAATATCACTCATTACTGATAATATATCTCTAATTACCCAACTTTTACCTGAACCAGATTTTGCAATTATACAAATTCTTGGATTTAAAAATTTACCATCTTTTGAAAATCTTAATTTATTCATATCAAAATCCTTTATAGGCACTATTTTACCACCAACTGATATTTCTTTCATAATATCAGTTGCTATATTTTTTTATTAAAAATTACCAATATCAGTAAAAATTTCTTGATTACCCACATTTTGTTCCATTGTAATGTAATATAAAGAACCAAACAAAATTACAAATACAATTAAACTTCTTCTATTTAATGAAGCTGTTTTTCTAGCATTTATATAGCAATCTAAACGTTCTAATATATAATATATACTAGTACCAACTAGAGCTAAAATAAGAGGTTGCTTTAAATATTTTAAATATTCTTCCATATTATACATTTAGATGTGAAAAATATTTATACTTATTATCCTTATTGCTCATTTTGTTTTGATTTTTTGTTTCTGATTCATTTAAAGGTGATAATGCATTAATATTGCTATATTCTTCTATAACGTTATTTACTCCTGGTTCATAATATACAGATGATTCTGACATTGTATGATTTCTAGTATTTTTATTTCCTCCTGCCATATTCATTACTACTTTATTTAAATTTGATTGTGATTGTGGTTTCATTAAATTACCACTAGGACTTATTGCAATTTTTTCCATCTTTTCATGTTCGGTTGCTTGTTGATTCAAAATAGAATCTCTTAATGTTTTTTCTGACTTTTCTGAAAAATTAATGATTTTTTTATTATCTTTTAACAATGAATTATGTTTAAATTCATCTGACTTTACTGATGATGCTAATACTTGCTCTAATGGTCTAGGTGATGATGGTGTAATATCTAATCTTCTTTTTTCTGATGCTAACATATTTTTAATTTGATTACTTTCTGATTTTAAATCAGTTGCTACATTACCACCATTTTGATTATTTTTTCCTAAATATGTTTTAATTGTGATTTGTAATGGAACCATCTTTCTAATTGCATTCTTAATACAATCTTGAATTATTTTAAATATTTCAGATTGATTTCTTTTAATATCTAATGCTGATTCACGATGAGAAAATAAGAAAGGTGTATTATAAAATGTTCTTGCACACTCAATATATACTAAATGAATAAAATTTTTAAAATCATCTTGAATATTTAATTCTTTTAATAGTTTATCATCATATTCAATATTAGTATTTGTTAATACAACAATATTTGCTTTAATAACTGCTTTTAATAAGTCTTCAATTGTTTTACCTAAATTATTTAATCTTATAATTCTTTGATATTCTGTATCTATAATATTTGGATTCCATTTTGGAACATCTGATAACATTATTTGAAATATTTTTAGTTCATCATTACCTTTTGATGCTTTTTTTGCTTCCTCGTATATATTTTGAATACCTTCATAAGTTAACGGATAAAGCGAATTCACTAAATGTATAGTATATTCCTGTTTTGTTTCTATTAAAAAATTCATATTTTATACCATCAAAAAAAACTACACGTTATTGCGTAAATAAACTTCGCTTCGCTGCGTCTCACTTTGTTCGTTTTTACTTCGTAAAATTTGACTATCGTCAAAGTTCGCTATGCTCACACTAGATGTTATTCTAATAATTTAAAAATATGTATTAATAAATTTTTAAATCCTTAATTGTTTGCTTTAGCAAACTGAGCGTTAGCGAATTTTATGCGAGTAGCATAAAACGAACAAAGTGAGAGGAGCTAAGCGAGTTTAAATACCCATTGTTACTGCATTAAAATCATAGTTATTACCACCACGTGAGTTCAAGTAATTTAATTCTTTGTGTGTTAAACATCTACAACCTTCTTCATTATCACCATCACCTAAATGACTGATATTAGATGAGTAATATGCTTTGTTTAAGTTAGGATCTGGTGTTTCACCTGATGCAGGAAAGAAAATGTTACCACAGCATGCTTTGCTGTAAATTGGTTCACCTTCACTTAATTGGTCATAGATTTCAAAGCGTTCTTTGTTTTTAAAATTATCATATCTCCAGAAAAATACACAATATACTATAAATGCAACAATTACTATTAATGTTATTTGGGAAGAGTTCATATACTTTATATATTTAAATAAATTTATTTCAGAATTAAAATTATTTTATTCTTTTGGATTTACTATTAATATAATTTTTTTTATTATCCAATTACCGCTAGAATCTTTTTTACGTTTAAAGAAATCAATTGTTATTTCATTATTCGTATATTTTTTTATTAACTTACGCAACATTGTTGGTACTTTTGTATCAGTAATAATTTTTTTATAGAATATTTCTGGTGTTATATGAAAATTATACTTTTTAGCATACTTATAATTCATATACATAATTTCATCATACATTTTATCTAAATTATATTGTTTATAGTTTAATTTCTTTTTTAATGCTCTGATTACATAAAATCCTTCCGGTGCAACTATAATACTTCCTTGTACTATTCCTTCAACATATGATAATATAAATGTTTCTATATCAGGTAATGATGGTATTTCATATACAACTCCTACTTTTGCTCTTGCTCCAGGTGTTGGTGTAGGTGGATGTGTATGATATATAAATTCATAATCATCTGTATCATCTGGTAATATAGGGAAAAATATTTCTTTATCCATTTTATCTGTTTCTTTTCTTGTACTTACTATAATTCTTTCTAATCCATTATTATCAAAATCTAATAATCCACCATGTTCAGAATATCTTAAATATTTATGATGTCTATATTTTTGTTGACTTCCATCATGCATTAATGCATCTAATATTAGTAAGTCATTCCTTTCTATAACAAATACTTTCTTTTGTCCAACAAATTTATATTTATTAAATATCTTATGTGTTCTATTATAACTCATTAATAATTAACTATAAAAATAAATTTATAAATAAATTTATCTCGCTACGCTCGTTTTTACACTAATCGTGTAAAATTCGCTAACGCTCAGTTTGCTACGCAAACATTTAAGGATTAAAAAATTATTAATATA